GTATAAGCCATTAACTTGTCTTGAGTATGCCCAATCTAAAACATTGTCAGGAGTAAACATTGAAACATACGGTCTAATGTCTTGTTGTAATTCTTCTGCCCTTGTGCCAACTTGTAATTCGCTTTTATCAATAATAACCCATACGTGACCATACACCATTGCTAATGAACTCATCTCGCTAACAAAAGCATTAAAGCTTCTACCATCAAGATCAGCGTCTTTCATAAACGAATTAATACCTGGAGCATTTTCTAATTGTCCAAGATTTCTTTTAACAGGTTTTCTAAATAAGAATGAATTATAAATTCCTACAATGCTTTTAACATGGTTGTCTAAGCCAATTGCCCTCAATCTTTTTAGGTAATCATCTTTTGTTTCGTAATAGTAAGGTTCTAAATATTTTCCTAGAGAATAATCAAATCCCCCTAAATATGAATCACCTAAAAATCTCCAGCGGTTTAGATAATGTTTGTAGGCGTTGTGAGCCTCAACAATATAATCTACCGCGAGATTTTTATCACCGTTCATGACTCTGTCTTTAATTGCAGGCATTAGTTCCAACTCCTTGGGTTGTTAGTTGTTCCTGAAAACCCCCACCGTTGTGGTTGTGGTGTGTCATAATCAGTTCGAAGTGGATAAAGGTAGTCTACTAGATAACCTACTGCGTCAGCCATATGATCCAAATCCCCATCCTTTTCAACAATGGATGTTCCTGGTTTATATACTATTCGTTCTAACGAACTTATAACTTGTTTACACTTAGGATCAACAAACAATGTTGATATACCTTGTGTATTTTTTAATTTTGCGTTTACGGCATTTACCCTATCTCTAATAGGTGTATGGCTATTTCTAACAAGAACTTTAAATCCTGCATTTTGTAAAATACTAATATCTGTTCTTCCGCCTGCACTTGAACGTCTTTGTTTTCCTGCAGGATCTGGGAACATAATAATTCTTGACTTAGGATAACGTCTTTTTAATTCATCACATACTTCATCTGTATTAGATCCGTTCATTACAATCTCATCAATAAAGTGTATTGTATTGCCCTCAATTACTGATACTGAACAAGACATAGGGTCAACGTTAAAGTCTATTCCACAATGTAATTCATGTAGTGAATATTCATTTGCTTTTTTAATAGTATAATCTCTATCAAAGTTATAATAAACAGCGCCGCTATAAGTGTTGAAAGAAGCAAGGTATTCTTGTTCAAATGTTTTTTCGTCCATGTCTCTTTTTGCTTGTTCTATTTCATCATGGTCTACTTGTGCGCCATCTAGTGTTGTGTAGGTATGAGCCGCCCAGCCATCTGTTTCTTGTGCCATAGTATACATCTCGTGACTAAAACTTCCAACGCCCCTAGGTGTCCCAATAAACATTGCTCTACCCTTTGTGTCAGACAATGTTGGTCTTAAAACTTCTGTCCAACTACGTTTACTAATATCTTGAAATTCATCTAGCACAATAAAATCTAATCCCACACCTCTTAAACTATCTGGATTGTCTGCACCCTTTAAGTGTATAACTGATCCATTTTTTAATCTTAATTTTAATTCTGACTCGTTGCTTTGTTCAAGCCAACGCAAGTCTTTTAATTTATTTTTTAATTTATCCCAAACAATTCCTTTTGACATTCTGTAACTTGGGCTCACATACCAAACTTGACTGTTAGGGATGGATGCCGCTCTTGCCAATTCTCTCATGCTCACAAATGTTTTGCCAAAGCGTCTTCCACATACAGACACAACAAATCGATTCTCTTTAGCACTATCGCAAATAGTTTTTTGAGCACTACTCAATGGCATATTAATTGTCCTCCCAAGGAAGGGGTGTGTTGTTGTGTGTATCTTCAGGTGCGTCTTTCATACCTAAATATTGTTTGGATAAGAAAATTTGGATTCTTGTATCACCGTTCATTGCCTTTTCCCACATTGAACGTCTAAGACTTTGCTTACCTGTTTCTTTACCTTTTTCTAATAACCCTCTAAATCTTTTTCTAAGCAGGTTAGCTGTTACGCCTACTACTTCTGCAATCTCTTGATCACTGCACTGAATACAAGCGAGTTTATAAACTAGATCTCTATCTATAGTTTTCTTTTTTGAGCCAGGTGTGTTTTTATTATCTTCACTCATTATGCTTGTCTCTCTAATACTTTAATTCTAAAGTTTCGTGAATCACGCAAACTATTTGCTGTTATAATCTTATATTCTACATTATACATATTGCCAGCAGTTCCACCTGATATATTTGCTGTTACAATATAGTTGGTGTTAGATGATGAAGCTATTGTTAATGCCGCCGCATCACCTGCTATAGTTTCAGCTGTGACAGTAATTGATGCTATCGTATCACCGCTTGGCATCCAATTAGTCCAATCAAGAGAATAATCTAAGACAGCATACGGATCTTTCTCAATCCATGCACCTACCCTATCTTCTTGAAATCCTGTTAGTGTTGGCATTCTTCTATTCCCTCGTATCCAAAGGTGAAGTTGCAGTTTCCACCAAAGTTAATGTTTGGACTATTGATTTTCGTGTCTCGCTGTTAACTGCATAATCACGTGTTTCTTTTATAATACTATTTACACGATTTTCCGTTTTGAGTGTTGATTTACGGGGTTCTTCCACTATTTGTAAAATTCTACTGTCAGATGATACCGCATATACCCTATACGGATCAATAGTGTATATGGTTCCAGCTGTTACGACTGTATTAAATGCCGTTAACGAAGCCACTCCTGAAAATAATGCTCCGCCTAATGCACTAACACTAGAGGTTGTGCTTAACGTTGCTGACCCAACAAAGTTTGCGACGCCATCAACTGTTAAGGTTGCCGTTGAACTTAGACTTGCTTCACCGTTTATTGTTGCGGCGGCTGTTAAATTAAATGCACCACTTAAACTTGCACTACTGGTTCTAATTCTATCAGCGGATACTGTTAATGTGCCAAGGCTGGCTTGTATTGATATGCCTTCTCTAATTACTCCGCCGTCTGCTGTAAGTGAACAAGATGTAGAAAGAGCGGCTTCCCCTTGTAAAACAACTACTGCCGCGGCTGTTAAATTAAACGAACTTGTTAATTCTACATCAACTGTTCTTATTCTTCCAGCTACTTGAACAGTAGTTGCCAACGCATTAATATTTGCTATTGCTGTTGAATGTAGTTTTGTTGGTGTTGCTGTTAGTGTTCCTGCACTTGCAACAATACTAATTCCACTTGCTGTTAAATCTGCATCTGCTGTAAGTGTAAATGCACTTGAAAGACTTGCTGTTCCACCTTTAATTCTAAGAGCTTCAACATCAAAACTATTCCAAAGCTCTTGTCTAGGATTATCCCAAGTGCCTGCATTATTCCAAACAGTTCCACCAACGTTGGCTTCCATTGCAACGGTGCCTTGTTTAGTGGTGCCGCCACTGGTGGACATTGTTACAGTAGACGTTAATGATCCGACGCCATAACGTATTCTTGTTGGGGTTGATGTTAGTGTAACGGAACTACTAAGATTAGCAATACCAAATATTGCATGAGTTCCGGTTGCTGTTAATGTGGAGGTTGTGACAAGTGAAGCTGTTCCGTAGGTTATGCCGCTTACATAACCTGTTGTAACATATTCGTCAGCCGATGTTCCTATGTAGTCCGAAGATACATAGTCATCAACAATATAACTTGCAGAATTAACATATTGTGTCACAAGAAGGACCTCCTTTAAGTGACTCTTATGCTAATGATATAGTTAAATTTGTCGCTGTAATTTGAAACGTGTCGCCGACTGCAATCAGCTTTTCTGCAGTTAAAGCGCCATAGAAAAGAATATTCCCTGTGGATGCCGCGTCCATAACCGCTACGTGACTTACTGTTCCGAATCCAGCTCCGGTTGCTGTTGGATACGTTACAGTTCCGCTATTAGACACACTACCATTTGAAATAGATCCAAATGCTATTGATTGTCTTGCGTATGCTGTTCCTGATGCTGATACTTCGTCTGTTAATACACCTTCTTCAAGGTTAGCTACTGATGCCGCCGCGTGTCCGGCTGAATCTGCAGATCCTGCAAATAATGCAAGATAAACTGTTGAGGGTGAAGAGGTTGTTGCACTATTGGCTTTTAACCAATAATCTAAAGTGCGATCCTCTGTATATGTGCTCGCGTTGCTCATTTATAAACTCCTTAAGGTTTTTACTTGTTTGTTATAACATTACTATTTATTGGATCAGAATCAAAAACAATATGTTAGTTTAATCAACTATGTTTTATATTTTAATAAGCAGATGTGTGCCGCTATAGATTCTATCGCCACTGACTGCACTATTCATACGCCAACTGCAACTTTTAGTGCCTGCTAGAGTAAATGTAGGATTCACAAATTCTAATAAACTTTGACCAGCGTTTCCTATTTCGTCCCAGTTGCCTGTTAGAATTTGAGCATCGTCTGTATCATTATGTAAAGTAGGACTTGCTATTGTGTCATCATCAATAATATTCATTGGCATAACGATATAAGTTCCTGCACTTAGATTAAAAGTAAAATCACCTGTTGAATCAGTATCTATAATATTATTTGGATCTAATTGTATTGTAAGCAATCTTCTATATATATTTCCTGCAACATTTTCTTCTGAGGTAGGCTCTAACTTAAAAACTGCAAATTTAGTTTGACTGCCTATTGACGTTGCGGCAACCTGTTCCCATTTGCTTGAACTTGTTGAATACTGTAATAGGTCGCCGTTGTTTGGTGAAGAAATGTTTAAGTGAGTAATAATTTCATTTACATTATCAATGTTTTGTTTAATATCTGCTCTTGCACTTGTAATTGAATCAGTGCCGGCATCTACATTTGTAGTTGATGCTTTTGTTCCACTAGGCCATGCCATTATACATCCTCCCTAACCCAATTTGTTATTACATCATAATCAAAATCATCTTTAATTACTTCAAGTGCTTCCCAGGTTGGATCGTCTTCAAAGGTATGAATATGTGTTTTTTCTTCTGAGTCTTTTGTGTAATATACAGTATATTTTATAGCCATTATTATTCCTTATGAAAAACTTGTTACCATTTGGGTTGGTGGAGTAAATGTAGTGCCACTTGGATACTTATGAGTTCCAACATAAACTCTTAAGTCTTGCATCTGACCTCTAAAGTTTGCACCAGCTGATGCAGTAAAGGCTCCTACATGAAGATTTGTAAATCCTGTATTGCCAGAATACCATGCGCCTTGATTAACTCCATCTTTGTAGAGATACTTCGTGCCGGCGTGTAGAACAATAGCAATATGGGTCCAGGCAGTTCCTATGCCAATATTATTTTCGTTCCCAAAAGTTATACTTGAACCAGTGTTAAATCCAAACAACCAACGTCCTCCGCTGTCACCTGAACTAAGATGCCAGTTATTATTAGTAGTTGAGTTAGTTGCTCTTATCCACATCTCCACACAATAACTATTACTGCCTGATGCACACGTTGGGAAAGCTGTTCCCATTGGATACATTGTAGCATGATAACTTGCTATGAAGCCGCCTGTCTGATCAAATTGTCCACTTCCACCATAGTCTGTAAATTTATATTGTGATGAAATCATTGTGGCACGACTCTTACGACTGCCACCATACCAATTCATGTTTGTTGTTAAACTTGCTCTTATACGTGGAGCAACATCTGAAAACCCAGTCAGTTTATAAGCATATGGAACAGCTAATTCTAAGTTTGCACTGAAAGAATCTGCCGCCATTGTAATACCTGTAGTTAATTTATATTGTGCAACTAAATCATATGCGTAGTCAGGAGCATTTGATGCGTAAACGTTTTTCCCGTCTGGAGTAATATACAAAGCCCCAGGATTATATTCATAAGTTCTAGATCTACTAGACCCTGCTGACGCTGTTGAAATGTCCCAAGCTG